TGATTGTAACCTAATGGTGTAGATGTAAGTAGAATTTTTGTGGTCTCACCAGCAGAAATAGTAGGATAAACAGAAGTAAAGAACTCGTCTGCTATGTTGTTAGGTATGATTGCAGCCTCATCAATATATAGCCAGTTAACAGATTTACCACGAATCGCTGCTGCTGTTGTTGCTGCTGTTAATACTTTACTATTGTTTTCTAGTTCTACGTCACCCTTGTTCCATGTCTTAACACCTTGTTGCATCCATAAAGGCAAATTCTCATACATTATTTGGTATCTGTTTAATACTTCTCTTGCAGCTGCTGATTTGTTAGCCATAATAGCTACTGTTTTATCTTCTTGGAAAATTGTATAATGAAGAATACATGCTGCTGATGTTACTGTTTTACCTTGTTGTCGTCCTTCCATAAGAACCACACGTCTATTATTCATTATACACTCTACCTTTTTCTTTTGGCAGTCGTATAGTTTAAAAGGTTGCAGACCACTATCCAATGTAATTATCTTTACATACTTTTCTATAAAATATACAGGGTCTTCCTTACACTTAAGATACTCTCTGATTTCATCCTCAGAAAAATCATGTTGGTATGCTAGTGGTTTAAGATTTGGATTCCCGTGATAACTGTTGTTTTCTTGTGTCATTCTTTTTCTTCGTTACTCTCTTGGCTCCCATCAGTGTAAACACTTTCTGATGCCTGCCTGATTTCATGATTTTGTGGAATCTCGTCTTCTTGATTCGCTTCAACATCAATTACATTCTCCTCATTTTTCAATGCTTTTAATAAATCTTTTGTACTGCCTACAAATAGATTATTCTGTGTTTGTACTTTTCTTGCTTTAGGATCTTCGGCAGTAATTCTTTTATGCTTTTCATGTACGTCTAACATATCTTTTGCTGTATCCTGCAAGTTCTTTATTAATCCGCCAGCCACTTCATATGCACGTGGTTGGTCAGAATTCCTTGCTATGTGCAATATACCTTGTATTGCCTCATCATTGTATGCTTCTGCCTGTTTCAATATTGATCTAGCATATTCTAAATCGTCTTGCTCATTCTTTGTATTTAGAGCATCTCGGTCATCTTTAGATAATTCAACGGCAGGCAATTCTTTCTCCTCTTTAGTCTTTCGTAAATTAGTTTCTAATGCTTTAGTAACTTCCTTTGTATTGAACTTTTTATCTAAGTCCTCAAAAGGATTCTTTTTATTCTTCCCATCCTTCATCAAATTCCTCCAAGAATGAATATGTGTCTAATACAGTTGCCGTAGTAGGATTAACAGAAGTAGATACTCTAACTCTGTTTGCTATATCTGTTGTACTTAAATTTAAGTTCGGATCGTTATATACTTGTGCAATCGATTTCTTAATAACATCAACATTTGACACTTTTCCATAAAAATTTAATCTCATTGTAAAATTAAGAGTCCAAACAACACTAAGTCTGTTTGTAAACTCTCCCTCATATTCGTCCTCATAAACCACATTATCTAATGTTATTTTAATATCTCTTTTAATACCTAACTCTGGCAAATCATTAACTGTAACATTAAAGTCTGGATTAAAGAACGGTAAAATCTGTTCTATAATCTGTAAGCCATCGTCTTGATTCTTCGCAAATATATATAAGGCCATATTCATGTTATATGGCACTGAACTAAATGTCATTCTAACTGTATTAGTATCATCACCACTACCTATCGCTTTGTTCTTTTGTATAGCAGTGGTTTTTCTTCCTGGATCATATTGTAAACCATCAATTTCAAATCCCATTCTAGGTAGGGAAATTGCTACTTCGCCTCTGGTATCAGTACCTGTAACTCTAGCAATTCTTGTCATGAATTTTTGTTTAGTGGAATAAGATAATGGCACTTTAAGAGCTTGTGCTACTGCGCCGGAACTATTTTTCCTTTCAATTTGTATATCATTGAATATAGTCCCGAAGGCAATAACTGCCTTTCTTATATGATTGTGGTAAAATGTTGCGTCTTTAAACACTTATCTCTCCAAATGGATTCTTCTCACTAAAGTCTAATATACCTTCAATAGATGCCAAATTATCAAAATCATAATTGTCAACTGGTTCCATCTTGTTAGTTGAATATGCTTCATTAATAACTGAACCCGAATCTTCTTTTAATATTAATGTTCCATCTTCTTGTAGTAATTGGAACTCTAATAAATCTTGTGAATAAGATGTCTCTATTGCATCTATTTCCGCTACTCCTGTATCCAAATCTTCTGAACTGTATTCGAATAAATCTGCTTCTAATCTAAATACATAAATTTGGTTTAACTGATAAAAAGGATTTTGGAATTCTACATATCTTATCTGGAATAATGATTTTGTTTTTGCTAAATATATTAAGTCACCTTCTGAAGGTCTTAATTGTTGGGTAAAGGTTCCACCACTTGTAGACACCATGTCTTCCCAACGTCTTTTAGCAAGAACAAAAGTTGCTCTGTCTCTAACTTCCAATCCAAACCTAGTAAATAAATCTCCTTCACCTTCATATCCTTGTACATTATCTAAATACATTTCTATAGGATATGCTTGTGTAAACGCAGACAGTTGGTCTTCGTCAAATATTGTATCTTTGTTTACTATTGTTCTTGGGAGGTAATAACAATCATGGCCATATATTTTTAAACTTTCGATTATAAGGTCTTCTACTAACCTTTGTTCGTTTGTTGTGCCTTGACCGTCACCTTTTTGGAAGTAAAAATTCGTTGGCATCTCACTATCCTATCATAAATGATGGAGGCAGTTCATATTTTTTCTGCATCTCTTCTTCTATTTGTGCTATCTCCTGCTGTGCTTCTTGGAATATATTATCACCATTTAATGTAACACCACCTGGCATTTGAATACCTGAGAACTTACTCAAGTTAGCTCCCCATTGTTTTTTAATTAGGGCTGTGGCATACTTTTTAAGGAACATATCATCATAAACTTCTGTATAAGTTGATGGGTCTAATATAGCATAAGCTTCTGCCACTATATAATCACCTATATTATATGTTTTATCCCAATCAGTATCAATATAAAGTCTGTCTGTTTTCCTATTCCATCTTATTTGTCTTTCTCCAGCAAGGAGTTTTTCTAATGTTGTTAAATGGGATTGTACGACTGAATAATATATCATGTCTGCTCCCATTAAGTTGTATAGATCGTTCATTCTAAACTGATACATTAGATCAAATAGTTGTCCATCTCTTGTATTGTTTGTTGCTGCACCACCAAAGTTAAACACTCTGGTTATGCCTAGTATATTATTACTAACAGGTATATATCCTTTTTCTATATCGCCTTCTGTATAGTGGTCTGAACCTGATAGTGTCCCTGAATAATTTGTTTCGGAACCTGTGATTGTTTCTCCTGCTTGGAATGTTCCTGATTTAACTTGTTCGATGTATATGTACTGACCATCTCTTGAATCTACAATAGCAGTTGCTCCTGATGTTTGTCCTGTTACGGTTTCATTATTCTGGAAGTTACCTGCTACACTAAGATTTAGTTTTAAATTAGAGCCTACTATTTGGTGTTTGACATAAGTACTTTCTACACCATCAAAGTGATACTCTTGCCAAAACTGTAAGGCATCGTCTATTCTGTCTGATACTTGTTGCTCATCAACATTAATATCAATAACCGGAGCTCCAAGTCTCCTTAAACAGTAATCAGTTAAATCTGTTCTACTAGCTAATGCCATTGTTGCTCCTAGTTAAGTTTAGTACCACTAGAATTATATACTGCGATACCATTGATTGTAGTTCCGTCTGAACTTAAACCATCTCCTAATGTTGCAAATGCTGTTGCTCCTGCTGAGTCATCCCATATCATAAACTTATCTGCATCAGGGTCTGTTAATGATTCAAGTCCTAAGTGAGAAAGTGCAACTGCTGGTGCCCAACCTTCTCCGGCTGAACCAGAAACTGCTAAACCTGTTCCTGCTGTTACATTAGCAACATAGTTACCTGTTGTTCCTGAACCTAATGCTACGTCTGCTACTACCAAGTCAATTGTGTTATCACCGTCTTCGTATGTTGCTGTAATACCTGTTTCAGTATTACTTGAGAACATAGCTCCTACTGTATCAGCAATATATTCATTAAGTGCTGTTCCGTCTACTGTATAAGCATCTGCTTCCATTGTTCCATCAATGTCTGCACTTCCTGAAATATCTAATGAAGCTGCTGTAACTGCTCCATCTACATCTAATGCTGT